GGGGTAGTAAACCGCCAAAGAGAAAGAATTTCGCGTATCCAACTTCTGTACTTATAACAGACAAGTCTATTGTCTCTGTACCTTTTGACTATTCTACACATAATTTATACGATATTATACCAGGTGTATGTATGACAGGAACTTATAATTATAACCTTGAAGGTGTTTCAGTCCCTCTATTATGCCAACCTATATTCGAATCTAATCTAACCTTACTTTATTTGAGTAATACGTATGATTTCCGCTGTTTGAATGAACCTCATAATCTGCGATTATCAAGAATACAATTTGGACCTAATTTATTTTCTTATGGTTACGTGTCTAGAGTTGATATACTTAGGTACGCACTATATCTTACACATGCGGGGGATAGGAGAGCTAATTACACATACAGACCTAACTCTATAGTTAAGAAGTGGTGTACTGGTGAGTCAAGTCCACCTATATCTAGGGTGTCTTCAGCTCATCTACGACATGTTTCAATTTATGAAGTCAGGAAATTAGGATTAGATTTCTTTATTACCGGAGGCAGGTCCTGGATATTACAATTAATTAATACTCTTAGTGGATTAGGGATGCAAGAAGCTCTCTTTGTAGGGTTGTTAACATGGGTTGCTAGCTTGCCGGATAATATAGCAACTTTAATAGCACAAAGCTCCATCTGGACATGGAAGTTTGATAGTATAGAACAATTCGCTAAACGCATCAAAGATGATTTCTCTCTCAGACTCAAAGCTCTTCAAAACAATGTTGACGTTGACCTCACTCCTTTCTTTGAATTTGAAGTGCTTGTAAACCGGGGTCTTGGAGCTGTTGACTGGGTCCAGGAACGGGAAAATAGAACTAAGCCTAATCTATGTAATATTAACGGGGCTGAGATCTATTCTAGAGCAGTATTGTTGTTTCAGCAAATACGAGATCGAGGTGCTAAACCTAAGAAGACCACTTGGGAAGATTATTGGGCTATGCGTTGGGCTTGGTCACCTACTGGAGCTTATCATTCTCAATATGAGGAAGATAAAGAGTATATAGCAAGTGACCGGTCTCTTAAGCACAAATTTTATTCATTCAATCGTATGCCGGCATACCCTTTTACAAAGTTTTCAAGAAGACGAGCTGAAATGGTAGCTTGGTCATCTACCAAATATGAATGGGGTAAGCAGAGAGCAATATACGGGGTTGACGCTACCAGTTTCATAATGGCTGGATACTGTATGCCGAATATTGAAGAAATGTTATCAGAGAAATTCCCTATTGGCCAATCGGCTAATGAAGAAAATGTAGCTAAGACGGTCCAACAGGTATTGGCTAACGGAACACCTTTCTGTTTTGATTTTGAAGATTTTAATTCACAGCATAGTAATAGTAGTATGCAGGCAGTACTACGTGCTTATCACTCTGTATTTAATAATGACATGGTTCCTGATCAGATTACAGCTTTAGGATGGGTCATCAGGTCTCTGGATGAGTGTTACATTAATGACGTTGCTAACAATACCAAGTATAAAACAAGTGGTACACTGTTGTCTGGCTGGCGATTCACTACAGTAATGAATACTATATTGAACCAGATTTATACGGATGTATGCTTGGATGGATTGAATGTGGTGAGCACGCATAATGGGGATGATGTCTTAATGTCTGTAAAAAATATGAAACAAATAGTCACCCTAGAACAACGAGCTAAGCTGTATAATATTAGATTTCAAAAGACAAAATGTTTCTTAGGAGCTATAGCAGAATTTCTTCGTGTTGATCACAAGGCAAAAACGTCTAGCCAGTATCTAGCTAGAGCGGTAGCAACTTTTGTTCATGGACCGACAGAGTCGGCATTACCTAATAATTTAAGAGCTTATTTGAAGTCTCAAATAGACAGAGCATATGAAATACTTGAACGTGGTGGTGATAAAAGGACCATTGAAAACATTCTTTATACACAGTTGCAACACACAGCAGATATTTGGGATACTGATTATCGTACATTATACATTATAGCTACGACCCATTCTTCACTTGGCGGGCTAAGTGAAACTATAAGTGAAAAGAGTTTGAGTCATGAAATAGTCGTCGAAGAAAAACAGACCTCAATCTCAGAGAGAATAGAGGATGATAAAAGTAAGTCTTTTCCAGGTGTAAGGGCTTATGCAGAAAAATTGTGCAGGTCACTAATAGACAGGTCATTTTTACCTAAACTAGTAAAGAGTTTACGCGCAGCAGTATTCTCTACTACAACGAACCAGAGGTGTGGGGCGTACTACATTAGTAGAATACCCACCCACAGGGACTTTGTTAGAGCTAGGGTGGCAGGAATGTACCGGTCGAACACTAACACTTCAAAAGTGTTATTAGCTAAAGCTTATGGGGTACCATTAGTCGCCATTAATATGGCAGACGACTGGTTAACTATACGTTTGAGGGAGGAAAAAGACCCCTCAACGGC